AACCTCTTTTGTACGGTTTCCGTTTATAAAGAAGGTATCGGTTGGATAGATAAACAAGATGTTGGTACGCCAAGTAATACTGAAGCCGTTAAAGGCCAAGCAAGCGACTCTTTCAAGCGTGCATGCTCTTGTTTGGGTATTGGTCGTGAATTGTATACCGCTCCCAAAAAGATTTTTGTCAACCTCAACCGAAATACCGAATATTCTCAAAGCGGAAAGTTGAAGACAATTTTCCATGTAGGGTATGTAGGTTATACTAACAGATGTATTGCAAAACTTATCATTCAAGATGAGAATAATATGGTACGTTGGTATTGTGGTATGACCGAGCAAGAAGTTCTAGATTGGATGGGTGAACACAAAGAGGTATATGGTTGCTCAGAGCCAGCTCCAAAGAGCGAGGAGGAAAAAGATGAAAATCTTAATGAGCAAAAACAATATGCATATCCACAATTGCAACAAGCTCAGGTTTGGGAAGATGTGGATAGAACTTGGAATGGATTCCCTGACCTTCAGAAGTCCGAAGTGTTTAAACGCAAATGTGCATTACGAAAGATGGAACTCGCACAGAGCAAGGAGGATTTAAAAGCAGTTTATGATGCTTATCCCGAATACCAAAAGAATGCAGAGTTCTTAGCAAAATTGACACAATTTAAATCAAGATTAGTATGATACAATTGAATAATAGTGGAGTTCTTTATGAGGACTCCACACACCAGTACTTTTATGATGGTCGTGAATTAAGTGGCATTACTTGTATGCTTCATCAGTATGTATTCCCCAATATGTACTCTAACGTAAGCGAAGAGGTATTGAAGAAAGCTGCCGAAAAAGGCACTATTATCCACGAGCAGGTAGAGTTGTTTGCTTCATTGGGCATTGAGCCAGCCTCGGAGAGTGTCAAGGCTTTTGTCGCTTATATCAAAAAGAATGGATATGAGATAATTGGCAGCGAATATGTCCTTCGTATCGGAGAAGACCATGCAAGTGCAATCGACTTGGTGATGCACAAGGATGATGCACCGGACGATGAGGTTGAGATTTG